GGACTATTCTAAAAGAAAATTAAATAATAAGAAAGGTCAGTTAGTTTGGTGGATACCTAGTGATAAAATCATCACCAAACAAGAGGTAGAAATACAACAAGATAAAGAGGAGGAGATACCATTTTAACAAATGTTTGTAAAATAATTGGGCCTCCAGGCACAGGTAAAACTACAAGACTTATTCAGATAGTCGAGGAGGAGTTACTAAAAGGTCGAGAGCCAGACAGGATAGGATATTTTTCTTTTACTAAGAAAGCTACACAGGAAGCTATTGATCGTGCTTGTAGTAAATTTAAATTACCAAGAAAAGATTTGAAGTGGTTCAGAACTTTACATAGCCTGGCATATCAGTGGCTCGGATGCACGCATACGGATATTATTCAAAGACAAGACTTTAAAGATTTTTACAACGAGTGTGGTGTAGATATTTCTAAGTCAATAAAAGTAGATGATGTTGCTGTGGGCGAGGAAGACTCTGGCTTGTCTTTGATAGATTTATATAGAGTTAAAAATACTAGCTTAGAGCATGAGTTTCAAAAACATGGTCACGTGGTGGGTGGGCTACAAAGATTACAGAGAATAGATAAACTCTACAGAATGTTTAAAAAGAAAAGAGGAGTGAAAGATTACACAGACTTAATCACAGAATTTAACAAGATAGATCAAAGCCCGAAACTTGAAGTCTTGATAGTGGACGAAGTTCAAGATCTCAAACCAAACGAGTGGGAGATGGTAATGATAATGATGAAACGGGCGCAAGCGTCCTATCTAGCTGGGGACGATGACCAAGCTATTTATTCTTGGAGTGGTGCTGACGTATCTAAACTAATAGACTTGGATAGTCATTTGCAAGTATTAGATCAATCTTATAGAATACCTAAAACCATATTCGAAAAATCAAATAACCTTGTGTCTAGAATAAATAAAAGAATAAATAAAACTTGGCGACCTAGAGAAGATGAAGGACAAGTGCGTAACACTAATTTTGAAAGTATAGATTTACGCCATGGTCAGTGGTTGATTCTGGGCAGAACAAATTATTACATAAATGAAGTTGCACAAGAATTAAAAAACAAAGGTTATCTATTTGAAAAAAATAATTATTTATCTATCAGCAAAGATGTTGCCACAGCTTACAGAGCTTGGATTAGTTTGCAAAATAAACAAGAGCTATCTTATGAAGATGTGAAAGCCATGTATCAGTTTATGCCTGTTGGAAAAGAGGGTGTTTCTCGAGGTAAGAAGGGTTTGCCTGGAGCAGACTTTGAGGGGCTATATAGTTACATTGATTTAAAAAAAGACTGGGGCCTAAATACTTTAGTAGAGACTCCTTGGGAGTTAGCTCTCAGCAGAATATCAGAGTCAGATAAATTATATATCAAGCACATACTAAATAGTGGACACGACATAGATGAAGAGGCAAATATAAAGCTATCTACAATCCATGGGGCTAAGGGCGGGGAGAGCCAAAACGTAATTTTATTTTCTGATATTTCTAAAAGAATAAATGATAATATGTGGGTTAACAGAGATGATGAAAGAAGAGTTTTTTATGTCGGAATGACTAGAGCGAAAGAAAATTTATATATTATTCCCTCTACATCTCCTTACGAGTTTGAGGAAATACTAAGATGATCTTTGAACAACAGATGGATTTGTTGAAGAAAGAAAACAAGCCAGAGTGGTCTAGACCCAGCTTTCCAGATGTTACAGGAATAAAACAAGTTGCCGTAGATTTAGAAACTTACGACCCAGATATTAAAATTCTTGGTGGCGGGTGGGCAACGAATAAAGGTTTTGTTGTAGGTGTCGCTATATCTTTTGAAGGTTTTGATGGTTACTTCCCGGTAAGACATGAAAGAGGTGGTAACTTTTCTGAATCAGAAGTTAAGAAGTGGCTTACAAAATTATTTAAACAAGATCCAATAGTGATATGCCACAATGCTGTTTATGATTTAGGTTGGCTTAGACGTTGGGGTGTAGAGTGCGATGTCACTAAAGTTTACGACACCTTGATAGCAGCACCGTTGGTTGATGAAAATAGATTTAGTTATAGTTTAGATTCTTTATCTAAAGATTATTTAAGAGAAAGAAAACAAGGAAATATTTTAGAGGACTTTGGCAAAGAGCATGGCTTCAAAGCCATAGAGAACATGCACCTAGTTCCTGTGGAATATGTTGGTGTGTATGCAGAGCAAGACACTCGTTTGACTTACAAGTTGTGGGAAGTTCTTAGAGTTGAGATACAAAAACAAGGACTGACTGATGTCTTTAATTTAGAAACAGATCTGCTTCGTTTGCTTTTGGAGATGAGATGGAAAGGTGTTTGCGTAGATTTAGACAAGGCAGAGAAAACAAAAAAGTTTTTTAAAAACGAGGAAGATAAAATTTATAAAAATATAAAAAAAGAAACAGGAATCAGTATGGACGCATCTGATATTTATACTGCTGCCTCTTTACAAAAAGTTTTTGACAAGCTTGGTGAAAAGTATGAACTCACTGAAAAAAATAAACAAGCAAAGATTAGCAACCTTTCTATGAAAGAGAGTGATAACCCTTTGATACAATCAATATCGGTGGCTAGAGAATACAACAAAGCACACACCACTTTTATAGACTCTATTTTAAAACATCAGGTTGAGGGGCGTATTCATGCTGAGATTAATCAGTTGAAAGGGGAGTATGGCGGCACGGTCAGTGG